CAATGGAAGAAGAAGCAGTACCGTTAGACAAGCTGGTAAAGATTTACCGCAAGCTACGCACGAAGATGACCGAACTGACCCAAGAGTACGACACGCAAGCTGAAGTACTTAAAGGCCAACAGGACGAGATCAAGAACGCGATCAAGGAACAGATGAAGGCGATGGGCGTCACATCAGTTCGCACTACCGAGGGCACGGCAGTCATGTCCGTCAAAACTCGCTACTACACACAGGATTGGGATGAGTTCAAGAAGTTCGTACTGGCACACGAGGCCGTAGAGCTTTTGGAGAAGCGCATCGCGCAAGGAAACATGTCCCAGTTCTTGGAAGAAAACCCCGGGGTCGTACCGCCCGGCCTGAACTCCACATCTGAGTTCGATATCTCTGTACGCAAACCTACTTAATGGAAATCAAATGAGCAATATTGCAATGTTCAACCCCTCAAACGTGCCAGCTTTCGCCAAGAACGCTGAGCTTTCTGCAACTACTTTGGCTCTGGCCGGTGGCGTTAACACCAGTGCCGGCATGAAGCGCGTCTCCATCAAGGGCGGTGTGTTCCGCCTGCTCTCTGGTGGCAAGGAAGTGGCATCGATCGAAGACCGCCACTTGGATGTGATCGTGGTCAAAGCCGCCCCCAAGGTCAGCCGTATCTTCTACGCTGGCTCGTATGACAAAGACGCGGCTGCAGCCGCCCCTGACTGCACCTCTGCTGATGGTGACAAGCCTGACGCAGGTGTGCGTAACAAGCAAGCGTCAAGCTGTGCCGCATGCCCACAGAACATCGCTGGGTCTGGCAATGGTCAAAGCCGTGCATGCCGTTACCAACAGCGCTTGGCTGTGGTCTTGGCTAACAACCCCGAAGGCGATGTGTTGCAGGTCACCCTGCCAGCTACATCCATCTTCGGCAAGGAAGAAGGCGACAAGCGCCCACTGCAGGCATACGCTCGTTACATGGCGGCTCAGACTCCTCCTGTCAACTTGGATGCCATCGTGACTCGCATGAAGTTTGACACCAAGGCTGAGTCACCCAAGCTGATCTTCGCCCCTGTGCGTTGGTTGACTGATGATGAGTACCTAGTGGCTCAGGATCAGTCCAAGTCCAAAGACGCGGAGAAAGCCGTATCGGTTACCCCTGCCACCGCTGATGGCGTTGTTGCCCCTGCACCATTGGCTATTGAGGGCAAGCCTCCAACTGCTAAGACCCTTGGTGACTTGCTTGATGAAGACGAAGCCGAGTCTATGGCCGAAGTTAAAGCGACCAAGGCCAAGAAAGCCAAGCCCGCAGTTGAGGCTGAAGAAGAACCCGAAGTGCGTAAAGCCGCACCCAAGGTTGAGTCCGTACCAGCTAAGAAGAACAAGCTGGCCGACATCGTTGCTGATTGGGACGATGAGTAAGCACACAGGGGGCTTCGGCCCCCTCTAAAAACATGGCCTATTCACAAAAAATCATTGACGAAGTAGCTAAGACGCCAAAGTCGCTGGGCAACCAGCTTGGGCGTTGGGCGATCCATCTTGACTTTCCGGTCACGAAGATTGCCTATGCTCTCGGCGTCTCTCGACAGACTGTCTACAACTGGTTTACAGGCACGGAAGTGTTTGTGGCCTATCGTGACCGCGTCGAATTCTTAACTCACATAATGAAGACCTCTCACTCAGCAGACGAGGCATGGAGAAAAATATGTACGGAATACAACCTAGATCCCTCACCACGCAAGAGCTAGTTCGCTTTGCCGAAGACTTGGTGCACACCAAAGAAGGGCTGCCTAGGAACTGGCAGATGGAACTTCTAAGCCGCCTTGCTGGTTACCCCGTCATGGAGCGCCCAACGACTAAAGATTCGCGTCAACTCGAACTCTTCTGACCGCAAGGACTTCAATGACTCCGCTTGAGTTTTTAGCGGTTGTTCTGCCGCCGCCCGAATTTGGTCGGTACTGCGTAGCAGAACTAACAAGGAAAGAGCACGTCTTTACGGCGGCTCTTGACAGTACACCCGCGCACATCAAACGTTGGCATGACAGCAAGCTGGACATTTACTTTGCCTTGGCTACCTTTGGCGAAGAAGATAACCGACAAGCTACCAACGCTCGGTACGTTAAATCCCTGTTTATTGACATGGACGGCTACGCATCGAAGAAGGACGCGGCACAAGCGCTCAGTGCGTTTCTAAATAAGACAGGCATGGATGCCCTAGGCACTCCGTATGTTGTGGGTTCTGGTGGCGGTTTGCACTGCTACTGGCCACTGCTGGAGGCCGTGCCTGTTGATTCTTGGAAGCCCGTGGCTGAGAACTTTAAACGCCTGTGCAAACAGGAAGCTTTGGCTATCGACATGACCGTAACGGCAGATGCCGCCCGTGTCTTGCGCATACCAGATACCACCAACTTCAAGAAGAAGTACGCAACGCCGCGCCCCGTGCGCATACTGACTGAAGGCGACGTGTTCAGCTTCGAGGGGTTGGCTACGCTCATCAGGGAGAAGCTATCCGGCTCTGTCTATGAGGCGCAGGCCATGCCCAAGCTAGACTTGGCTGGTACTCGCCCATCTGCGGCTTCTGCTTCCCCAACAAGCGTCAAGCTCTTTGAGAACAGCGTGACCAAGTTCAAACCAATTTGGCTGGCTACGCAAAACAATCGTGGGTGCGGCCAACTGGCTAACTACGTTGAACACGCAACCGAAGAGGGCATGGAACCGATCTGGCGTGGGCTGTTGTCATGGGCTAAGGTCTGTGAGGACGGCAACAAAGCTGCAGTATGGCTAAGCAAGATGCATCCGTATGAGCCTGAGCGCATGAACCAAAAGCTTCAGAGCATCAAAGGCCCATACCCCTGCATCAAGATGGACTCCGAGAACCCCGGCATTTGCCCAACGTGTACGCACTGGGGCAAGATCACCAACCCATTGATCCTAGGTCGTGAGTTGGCTGTCGAGGTCGAGGAGAAAGAGATCGAGGTAAAGCTCTCAAGCGATAGCTCGGTCACACAGAAAGAAACCATCAAGGTCATGCGCCCAACACCGCCACGCGGGTACTCCTATGGAGCCAACGGCGGCACGTTCATGGAGCGCACAGTAGAAGACGACGAGGGCGTTAAGTCCAAGAAGCAAGTCATGCTACTACCCTACGAACTGTTCGTTGTTGACATTCTCAACAGCAACGGGGATCACACAGTACACCTGATAGCGCTCAAGCCTGATGGTGCAGTGAACATAACCATGGCGCAGAAAGCCGTGGTCAGTAAAGACGAGACTGTTAAGGCGTTAGCCAACCAGAATGTGGTGGCCGCTTTCGGTCACAACAACGACAAAAACCTATTTGAATATGTGAGGGCATGTGTGGAAGAAGCTAGTACAAGCAGACCTGCTATAAAGGTTCCTGACAGCTACGGCTGGCAGGCAGACAATACTTACGTGTACGCAGGGCGTATCTTCAGTAAGGGTAAACCCCCAGTCAAGGTTCCAATGCCGGGTCTGGAGAACATCACAGTAAACACCGAACCCAAGGGAACCATTGAGGCTTGGCGCGACTTCATCAACATGTTGATCGCCAAGAAGATGTGGGGGCACATAGCCATAATCCTTGCCGGTGCTGGCGCACCTTTCATGCGCTTTACAGGCATCTACGGGATGACATACCACTGCGCTAGTACCGAGTCTGGTACAGGCAAGACGCTGTCTCTTGAAGCTGCTGCTTCAGTATGGGGACACCCAACGCACTACCGTACAGGTAAGAGCACTTCGCCTGTGGCTATGCAACAACGTCTAGGGCTTCTTAACAGCCACCCGCTTATCACGGATGAGATCACCGCCAAGAACCGAGCCGCCCCTGAGTGGTTGCCCGAGTTCCTGTTGGATATGACCGAAGGCCGTGGCAAGGAGCGTATGGAGTCTGGCTCCAACAAGGAACGCCTGAACCTCTCTACATGGATGACTGTGTGCCTGATGTCGTCTAACACGCACGTTGTGGACTACTTGACCGGCGGGCGTAACCACTCATCAGAGGGCGAGCTTCGCCGCCTGCTTGAGTTCACGTTTGACGAAGCGCTGACATGGGAGCCGCATGAGATTGAGATCATCAAGTCTTTGCAGTTTAACTACGGCGTGGCTGGCTACAAGCTAGTCGAGTACATGGTTGAGCATGTCGATGAGTTCCCTACATCTGTGCGTGAGGCAGTAGCCGCCATGTACACAGAGTTCAACGCGACCAACGACGAGCGCTTCTGGATGGCAAGTATAGGAACCGCAGTCCATGCGCGTAATGCTTTCAAAGAGGCAGGTATTGTGGACATCCCACTGCGCCCCGTGCTGAACGCGTTTAAGAAGGTTGTGACGGCCATGCGCTCTAGCATGAAGCACAGCTTGCGCACCGCAGAGGACGTACTGAACGCCTACACTCGTGAGAGCTACGGCAGTTTCGTGGTGCTCAAGCCTAGCAGTGGTGGCTTGATGGCCGAACTTGGCAGTGGTCAGATCATCGACCAGACGATTACACGCAACAAGATTCTTGGGCGTGTGGAGCATGGCATAACGCCCGGCTACATCGACTACTTCATTGAGGAAACCCTGCTCAAGTCCTATTGCGCTTCTATGAGTTTCGGGTACGCTTCGTTCAAGCGCCAGCTTGAGGACACGTTTCAGATTGAGTATCTCAGGAAGAACATGACCTCCAAGACCAAAGGCCCCGCCATGCGGGTTCCAGCAATGCGTGTCAGACGAAAGATGGACGAACTAGATGAAAGTATCATCAATCCGCTTCCCGTGGGAGACGCTTGAGAAAGGGCAGGGGTTCTTTATCCCCTGCCTTGATACGGACGAAGTTCGTGAACTAGGACTGCGCAAAGCAGTCCTGTGCCGAGTACTGGATGCCCGTGCTATCACGGGCATCCACGAGGGCTTTACTGGGGTTCTGTTCTATCGACTGCCGCGCGCACCATCGAAGACAGCTTGATTTTTAACTGCCGTATCTCAGCCAGTCGCTCACGCTTCTCTTCGGGCGTAAGGCTTGAGGCACGCACGGCACGCTCATACTGGGTCAACTCGCCAATCTGCTTGGTAAAGTCGCCAGAGATTTCGCCTAGCATGTACTCTCTGCCACGAGTCTCGATAAGCTCAAGCGCCTTAGATTTTTCCCCACGCTCGATGTAGTCGTCCACTGTCTGCTTGACCTTGGCAAACTCGTTCATACGATTGAATGTGCTGTTGATAATCTCGCCAGCATCGTTGGGCTGGAACGCCCCGCCAATGACTGCACGCTCAGACAAACGCTTGTAGGTCTTCTCGGGCGAGCCTTCGGAAGAGAAGGGGGAGCTAACCACTTGCAAGAACGCCAAACCCATAGTGCCGGTGTAGCCCTTGATAAACTCCTCGACCTTGACAGGAGAAGCGCCAACCAAAGAGCCGTAAGCCTTGGCAATCTCGGTGGTGTTCTCACGGAACTGCGCCTCTGGCAACAACTGCTGCTCACCCTTAGACAGGATGTCGCGCCCTGTGTAGAACGACTTGCCAAGCGAAGTCTCGATGATAGGCTTCATGGCTTGCGGTATGGGCAGTAGCGTAGGAACCTTGAACCCGCCAACATCGATCGTAGCCATGCTAGTACCGCCGGGAATAGTCTGGATCAAGATTTGGTTAAACGCCTTGACCGCCTCTTCGCTACCATGCTCATTCATCATGGAGTTGTACAGCGCCTCTGGCAAAGCCTTGAAGATGTAGCCGATCTCAAACGGGATCGGTATACGAAGCGGCTCTTCCACACCGGGGATACGCACAAACCAATTGCCGTACTTCTGATCGGGCGTAGCGTTCTTGTAGGCTTCGTCGTCCTGCATCGAGGCGGCATACGCCAGCGTACCAGCGGCAATCATCAAGCCACGGGTCAACAACTTCTCCTGTATCTTCAAGCGCTCATTGAAAGGCAGGTTGCCTGTCATGGCTTTGTACAGCACATTCAGACCTTGGATCTGTGCGTTGAAGAACGGGATCAGTGAGTTAGCCCAGTGGATGCTAGGAGACGCACCACGCTTGTTAAAGTTCATGGACTCAAGCGCCATGTACGT